CACCGCCGCCACCACTGGCTAAACCAGCCCCGCCACCAGCCCCGCCAGCAACGACTAGGAAACTAGCACTAACAGACGCTCCCCCAGTAGTCCACCCAAAGGCTGCTAAAGCGGCTGCACCAATTTTTGATAGACGGGGCATTTATAACCTCAAGCGAATTTGGTTACGGAAGCCAGCACGGTAAATGCGGCACTACCAGTTTTGATAATCACATAGGTGTAAGTATCAACGGCACTTGCGTTTCCGCTTGTTGGGGCTGTGCCGCCTTGCCATTTTGGGGTGACGGTTGAACCATCAACTTGGACAACAGAGTTGTAATAGGCCGTAGCCCCGTTTGTCACCAAGAAGGTAGCAGACAAAGACTCGCCAGTGGACATGACGGTATTGAGTGTCGTGCCGCTGGAACCCCTGAAATTGACTGTGAAGTTGCCGCTGGCATTAGTTGTGTAGTACAGAACCGATTGGGTGGTAACGTCGTAGTTGATTGTGCCTGTAGCAGCCGTTGCGGAAATAGTTGCAGCTTCAAGGATGTTGGAAGTCTTCAGGTCAGCAACCGATGTAGAACCTGCAAAGGTTTGTAGCGCAGTAAACGTCTGTGCTGCGTTTGTTACAACAATGTTTGCATTGAACGCTTGAACATTTGTGCCAATGGCCAAGCCAAGGTTTGTCCTTACTGTTGACGCAGTTGCCGTTAACTCAGACAGGTTGTTTGAAGTGAGCAGATACGCAGCGCCAGAGACATAAGCGGCCACCCATACGCTGCCTGTGTACAGGCGCATCTCAGGCACTACGGTGTTGTAGTACAGTGAGCCAGCCAGCAGTGCGTTGCCATCATTGTCTAATGTTGGGTCGCTTGATTTAGCGCCAAGGTAGCGATCATCAAAAGAATCATACGCAGCTAACGTAGCATCTCGTGCAGCTTCAGCAGCAGTCTGCGCTGTCTCTGCGCCAGTCTTTGCTGTGGCAGCAAGACCAGCCTGAGTTGTCGCTGTACCTGCGCTAGTAGATGCAGCTTGTGCGTGATACTTGGCAGAGAACTCACCACCAGCTACAGCGCCTGAAGTCTTGGTTGCCCAGTCATTGGCAAGAACTGCTGATGCAGCAGCAGCACTTGCAGAAGCAGAAGCAGAAGCAACACTGCTACCATCAATAACTAAGTCCCATTTTGCAGAGTCTGCGTTAGTCGAAATAGGCGTAGTGCCTGACGATGTATGCGCTGTGTTGACACGGTAAATACTGCTATTACTTGCGTCTTTCACCAGGTCACGCACTGAATACGATGTACCTGCTGCCCAGTTACCACGCCAGTTACCAATGTCTTCACCAACAGTTGGATTACCCAAGCTGTCAAAAGCCAGTGTCTTACCAGCACGACTGGTTTTACTTGGCAACACCATGTTAATGTCTGTTGGATCAGTAACAGGAGCCTTGAGTCCACGCTCTGCTTTCTCATCAGTCTGCTGACTAAAAATCACCAAGCTGTCAAACTCATCATTCAGTGAGTTGGCAAACAAGTCACCACCAGTAACAAAGTCTGTTGCCCTTTCAATGGCACGATTACCAACAAGCGTAATGTTGTTTCCTGCTGTTGCAGCCACAACCAAAGTTACAGAGCCTGTGCCGTTTGCGTTAATCGTAACGGTATAGTTTGTTGTCAGAGTCAACAATGTGCTATCTTTGTAGACACCAATGTCAGTGTTTGCTAAGATTTCAAAGCTGAAGCTATATGGCCCAACCCCCGCCGAACCTGTATAAACAATACGGCGAGTTACATCAGATATAGGATATGTCATTATTTAGCTCCTTTGCCAAATTCATTGAGTCTTTGTGCTTTGTCTTCAATGCGTTGTTTAATGTCTGAACCATATTTACTGTTATCAATTAAAAGCTTTTTAGAAACCTCAAAGACATCACTAAATGTTTTGCTAATCATGTTCTGGTAGACAATCAACGGTTGCTTGTTATTGTCTTCTTTAATCATCTTTATCACTGATCTTACTTGATCTTCTAATTTTAATTCATCGTTAGCAATTTTCAACATTGCATAGTTTTCTTCTGCTGTTAGCTTTGTGCTTGCAGAAATACCAGTTTTTGGATCTTTCATGCTAACTTGACGAGCTGGCATAGAAATGTTGGCATTAAGCTGGATAAGCGCCTGATCAACATCAGACTGCTTTCCTTCTTTCATGCGAATTGGCGCCCAAGAAAACTCATGTTCTACAGGCTCTGACCAAATGTTAGGTAATGGTGGTAAGTCTTCAGACAAGCCAGGAGTCTCAGATTTCCATTTGTTTACAGCGTCCATCAATCCTTTGATACCAGCAGGTAAATTTGGATCTGCTTGGTAATCACGGCGTATTGGATCTACCTTTTCTTTTGCGCTTGTAACCAGTCCTGATAATGGCTCAATAGATTTAATGGCAACTGTTGTTCCGATCTTGGCAATACCATTCAGAATCTCTACAAGATGTTGGCGACTGTTTGGAACATTTCCACCAAGCAATGTAGTAATGTTGCTAACACCAGTCAGGAATGGGTGTTCAAGCATATAGTTGCCAATACCAAACACAAGACCACCAGCCAATGCATTTACACGACTATCATCATCTTCATATCTAGCATAGTCCACATAGTCAGCAGACATACCCATCAAAGCCCCAACAGGCTCCATGCCTTGATAGCTTAAATAAACTTTACCAGCATAGTCTCCAGAACCAAATTTAACCATGCCAGGGAATTGAGAAAACTCTTGACGGACATCTTCTGGAATTCCATTTACATCAAATACAAAGCTATATGGCTGCCATCCTTGGCGCTCCATTGCTTGTCGTGTCCCCTTGTCGCCAGGGCCAGATCCAGTAATAACATTGTTTGTAGCCATTTGGCTAAAGCCATAGATAGCTGCGCTACCAAGACCAACTTTGGTCATAGCCATATCAGCTTCTTTTCCACCTTGCTTCATTGCAGAATAGAATGAACTTGTAAATGGAGCAAATGGTGTCCGATTTACAACTTCACCCATCACATTGACAGGTGTAGCAATAAATGGCATTTGGGTACGCAATGCAAATCCAGTAGCTGTATTAGGTGTCAACGCAGACTGCAACTGACCAGCAGTACCTTCAAGCTTTTGAGTAAATGTTCCTGTTTCTGCTAATCCAGCGATGTAATCAGGCGGGTCAAGCAAGAACTGATCTATTGCATTTGTCTTAGCTTTTAACGCATCTGCTACAGAAGCGCCGCCTTTTAGTGCTTCATCGTAAGTATTAATACCTAGTCTAGAAGTTTCAGCAGCCAACTCATAGGTATAGTTAATTCCTTTAAAGAACTCATCTGATGACATCAATGCACGACCAGGTAATGTCGTTACATAGTTTATTGCTTTTACTCCAGCAGACAACAAAGATCCATCAGACTTATAGTTAAATAGTTCCATTCGTGATTGCTGTCTTGCAATCTTAGTTGGATCAGACCATCCTTTTGGTACGCCATTAACAAAGGCATGAGACATTAATTGCCAAGCATTACCTATGGCTGTAGAAGTAGATGCCATCATTGTTGGCACTTCAAGCAATTGGTAGCGGTCATCTCCACCAAGACCTATTCCTTGGCGTAATGTTCCTACTCCTGAAGCAATGGCACGTTCAGTCATGCGCCATGGCAAGAATACCGTATTGCTCAATGCATTTTTGATGTGCGTACCTGGACGAGACAAGATACCATTTACATACACAGTAAACATCTTTTCCCAAGGATTGCCTTGAGCCATGCTCTTGATAAGATTTGCTTTGCCTTCAGGAGTTTTGCTGTCAAGATAAGTCTGAGCAAACTTAACAATGTCTGTCTCATTGCCAAAGTTCTCAATAATGGTTGAAATATCAACAGCACCATCACGAGGCATACGCATTACAGCCAAAGACTGGGCTACATTGGTTTGATAGCCTTTAACACTCTGTTGTAGCAAGTTATGGAAGTGAATGGTCTGAGCCATTTCTGCCAACTCAGTTGGAGTAGCAGATCCATCAGCCACCTTTGCAGCAAGTCCATCCAAGTGCTTTGCACTGGCAACCATAGCATTTAATGCCTTGTAGGTATTCTCAGGGCTTACTTGAAGCTTACCGCTGGTAACTTCATCAATAAACTTAGGGCCGATACCAGCCCCTTCTGCTGCTATACGAACATCATCAAATGTGATTGACTGGGTTTTGATACCAGCCATTTTGTTCATGGTTTCAATGGTTGACTTAATGTCTTCCGTTGTTTCCATCTTTGGCAGATTAAACGCAGTTGTTGGTGGAACTTCTAATGCTGGATCTGTAGTAGCACGGATCTTTTGCACTTCAGCACGTTGACTAGCAAACGTTTCAGGCGTAATTGCTGGATCAGCAGTAGCTTGTATTTTTGCAGCAACCTTTGCTTCAGTCTTGCTTGTTGTAACACCAGCGTTAATTGCTGCTTTTGCCGTATCTTCTACAGCAGCAGCAGTGGCAGCGGCTGGGCTAACAGGAGGAACTGGTGGTTTACGAATGTCAACTCCACGCAGCTTCTTTACTATCTCACCAATAACCTCACCACGACCACCAGCAAGCTGTACACCTTCTTCCATTGGCATTGGAGTAGCACCGCTTTCTAAAGCTGTTTCTACCACTGGAACAGATGCCAATTGCTCACGCTGCTTCTGATCAACCATGTCTTGGTTCATCTCATCAAGCCTAAGATCAAGTTGTTGGATTGCCATTATTTTGCTTCCTTAACCAATGATTTGGCTTTCTTAACAACGCCTTTACCAATTTGCACTGCTGCTTGTCCACCTGGTAAAACATCTACTGCACCAGCAATAGTAGAAATCCCAGCGTTTACAAAATCACCACGCTTTGCAAACTCAAGTCCTTTTTGCATTTCTAATGCGCCTTCTTCAACATACATTGGAAGCATCGTTGTTCCAACAGCTACGCCAATGCCAGGGAGCATAGCCAAAGCGTCTACAAGTCCTAGATTAAGTGGTAAATTACTACTAGGGCCACCAAGGAAAGATTCAGCATTTTGACGAGCTTTATAACGATCTACACCAAGGCTTTCAAGAACCGATTGAAGCTTACTAGCAGCTTGTTGTCTCATTGTTGGGTCATATGACTTTATCTCATCTTGGTAATAACCAGAATAAGCAGACGTAGGTAGCTTATTAGAACCAACCTCTGCAAGCTGAATAGCCCCAGTATCTTGAGCTGGCGCTTGTTCAACAATAGGTTCAGGGGCTGGGTAGTACACACTATCCCAGTCTTTGCGAAGTTCTCGTTCTAGACTCATAAGTTATCCTGATAGTCTTTTTTAGCTTTATTCAACATCTTCACTTCATCATTTGATAAGCCTTGAACTTTTGAAAAGTCAATTTGATCCAGTGGTAAATTTGGTTTAGTTTTTTTAGTTTTCTCAAAAAGGTTATCTACTTTTCTTTCTGCTTCTGCCCTTTTTGCTTGTTTATCAGTAACAGATTTATCAGTTGAATAGCTTTCTATAGCAGCTTTAGAAGCTTCAGCAGGGGTTTGATACCTTAAAACTCCAGTAGCAAGATCTTTTATTTGCGTTTGCAACTGAGCCTCAAAGCGTGTTTGTAAGTCTTGTGCTTTTTTAATCTTGTCAGCAGATGGATTCATTGTGATACCAATCAATCCAGCTTCATTATTAAGAGCTTCTTTGGACTTGCGGTAGCTTTCATCTACTGTTGATCTAGCAAGTGACTCGTATTGAGAACGACTTAGTTTTCCCAAATACGGAGTTAGCTGATCCAGTCTTGTAATAGATCCACGTTTAATTTGCTCATATAAACTTACTTCTAGCACTGGATTTGGAGCAGCCTCTTTGGGCTTCATCAATTCTTGTGCAGTAGTCAAATTCATTTGATCAGTAAGAACCAACTCTGTGATAATTTCTTTTCTGCGTTTTGGAGTTATATTTGGCTGCAAAAGCTCAATAGTCAATACATTGCCTTTGACTCTATTTTGATCTTTTATCTCAGCAGCAATATCATCATTTAATTTTTTAACATCACTAACAGATTTCATTTGCTCTGTTCGGATATTGTTTTTTGTATCTCTATCAAGGCTGTTATAGATGCCTGTAAGTTCACCAAGATCTCCCTTTAGCAATTTTTGTGTAGCAACACCAGTAGTTGGCGCAAATGTTGGGTCAGAAAGTTTTTCTAATACAGCGCCAACTTTAGCTTTACTTACAACCTTGTAAGCCTCAATAGCAAACTTGTTGCCACCAGCCAAAAGAATGCTAGATTTGTTTGTAAATGGCTGGATTACATTCTGCAATACAGACTCAAGCTCATCAGGTGGCATACCAATTGCCGTATAAGCCTTGATAACATTTTCGATCACTGGCTTAATGTTTATTAATCCTTGTTCTTGTTCTGCTGAATAAAAAAGCTCACGATTCTTTTGGTCAACTTTTAATGCAGATGCGTAAGCAGTGTGACCAAGAGTAGCCATGGACGCACGATACTTAATAGATGTCTCAGGATCAAGTGCTGTCAATACACTCACTGTGCCATCAATGTCATCACGCAAATCTTTTTTCAGCTTTTCAGGATCTACTTCTCCACCCGATTCAATCTGAATCAAACGCTCAGACAACCTGTTTTGGAAAGCAACCTGTAGCTCATTGCCTAAAATACTAGCAGATGCTTTATTGTAAGCCTCAGTAAATATGGTTCCTGCACCTTCTACTTTTGGCATTACGCCAGTAGTCTTTGCAATTTCTAGCTGTTCTTTAGATGGAGGTAAATCTATTGCGTATTTCAACCCAGCTTTTTGTGCAGCAGTAGCAGCCTGATCGTTAAAAAACGAAGTCATTTTGTCAAGCTGATTGGTTAGATCTGAATAGCCTTGAATTTGCGCTTGTTGCAGCGCAGTAGATAGCCGTGGCAGATCAGCGTATTGAACGCCTGAGTTTTCGTAACGAGGTAAATCAGCCATTATCCAGTTCCTGAAGGGGTACTGTTTTTACTAAACATCATGTATGACGATCCAGCTCTTCCAACAGCTTTAAATAATGCCATACGATCTGTTGTTTCAGCAGCAGAGTATAGAGATTGAGACTGAGCCAAACCACCAGCAAGAGCCATATCAGCATTTTCTTTAGTGATCTCTATTTCTTTACCAGCACGGACAGCGTTCATTTGATCGACTGTCATAGCACTTCCAGTCAATGGATCTACGCCACCAGCTACAGCCCTAGCTCGAATAGTTCCAGCTAAACGCTGTTGACGCTCAAATATCTGATTAGCTTGTAAGTTGTAATTCAAAGCGTTTTGGCGACCTTGCAACTGAGCTTGTTGTCCTTCCATGCGATATTTTGCAGCTTGTGCATCGCTCTCCTGAAATGACGATACTACACTAGCTGCTGCAAAAATATACGGTATTGCTGCTGCCATTATGTTCCTCCGTACACTGAAAGCTTATATTCCAACCCTAACAGGGTTAGCTTCAAAGGCAAGTTTTGACTAATGGTAATTGCCGCATCATCAGAGTAACCAGAGATACCACCAACTGTTTTAGTACCTGTAAATTCAGGCATCCCATTATCCAAGATGTCTACTGTGTCCAATGTTCTGATTGGTACAAGATTGTTATTTACAAGCAAATGCTGCGTTTGGTACAAGATTGCATTGACTTCAATGATGCGTTTTACAAAGCCAATACGCACACCTACAGCCATACGAGGCTCTACAGGTAGCGTCTTAATCGTAGTATTAAATGGCAAACCAACTTCATAGCTGGTAGCACTTGCTCTATCCATCGTGATAGATCCACCACCACTTACAACTTCATCAGATAGAACACTTCCATCAGCAATTACATTCAATGTTTTACCAATGTGAGGCAAGCTAGAAATTGTTGTAGCAACACCTCCAGTAAAGTTGCAATCTGTAAATGTAGTGGCATCAAAGATCTCTACATAATACTTATCAACACTGTTAAATGTGCGTTTTACAACAACATAGATGTCTTCAATGTCAACGCCTATGTCTTTAAATAATCCATCAGTAGTTAACCTACTTGGTGCTACCACATTCTGTTGGCGAAGAATAGAGTAGTTGGCAATTGTTCCATCGCCATTCAACATAAGCAACGCATCAGTTTCATCTGTGCTTGTTGCCTTACGCAAAGCTAACTCAATAGGATCATTAATCAGATGGCTTGATAGCAAGCTGATTGATGTACTTACATAAGATAGCGTAGTGTCGCTGTACAAAAACTCATTAAGGGCTTTGCCCTGGCGTTGTACATAGATCGTTCCTGATTGCAATGTCTGTACACGCATACCTTCACGAGATCCATTACGGCTAACAGTCTTTACAAAAAAGTTAGTTGGCGTGATTGGATCAAGACCTGACTGTGGAACATAGAACTCACCACCAGTTGTGAACACCTGCAAGTCACGACCACTGATAATGTCAGTAATAATGTTCAAGCTGTTGGTATCTAGCGTAGCTTCTACCGCATCATCGTCATAAGCTTGGTCAGGATTGAAGTCAAAGAACTGTGATACTTTGCTTCCCCATAACGTAGATGGGCGGGACTTGCTACCACCAAAGTACAAGCGACCTTCATGAAAAGTACAAGTACGAGGCCATCCTTTAGTCGAAGACCAAACATTTTCATAGCCTGACTCATATTCCCATGAGCCTGATGCAATTGCAGATGTGCTAAAAAACGGGATCTCAGTTACAGCACTAACAACAGTTGTGCTTGTAAACTCAACAATCCTTGCACGACCTTGGGTTGTTCCATTGACATACTGACCAACACTTCCTGATGTAAAAACACCTGAAGAAGCTGTCAAGGTAATAGAACCTGACGTTGCGCTTGGTGTTATTGATCCAGCAGGATTAGTCAAACTTAATGTAAATGCGTGCTTAGGAATGCCAACAAATGAAATGTTACTTGCAGTCCATGTGGCACTAGACCCACCACGAACAATCTTAATCGGATTAATTTCTTTGTGCGTAATGATCAATGTGTCAGCAGATTGTGTCCAACACATTGTTGACAAGATGGAACTTGTAATCGTAGAAACAGCAAGGTAGGGATTGCCACTACCGTTAATGTTTGTGATAAGAACTTTGTTTTCAAAGATATACATACGCTGATTTACAAAAATCAACATATAGCTTTCATCTACAGAAAACTCAAATGCTACTGAACGAGTACCACTAGCAGGAGTTGCTGCGCTAGGGATTTCCATAAGGTACTTTAACCCACCACGGCGGCGCACACCACCTTGGGGCTGGACAACAACATTAGTCAGTGTCTCAGCGCCATTCTTGTATTGGTCAAGGTCAACCCTAGCTATTAGCAACGGATCAATTTCACCGCTACTAAAGTTGGTTTGCATTGCAACAATACGAGTCATCAGTATCTCACTGCAATTAAGCTAAAGTCTTCAAACGCTTGTGTCGTATTGCCTTGACCATCAATGACCATAGCTGTACGGAAGTAGCCACCACGGTTGTTCTCACCAGGAGAGCCAACTGCTACTTGTTGCCAGTATTGAGTCTTAGTTACTTGGTCTGTAATTGGGTCTGCCAAATGCCATACCATCATGTACTTTAGCAATTGCACGAAGTACGCTGGCATTTGAGACTCTGTTGGCAAAAACTGGTAATCAACTACTACTTGCTCTTGATTTGTCAAAAGCTTATCGCCTTGGATAACCCAGTCAGTAAAAGTTCCAGCACCTATTGCCGTGCTGTTAAATGCTCGCCTGATAACGCCAAGACGGTCAGACGGTAATTGGTATTCGTACTTGTATTGATTGACAGGCGTATTAATCGTCTGTGCCAACACAACTTTTTTGAAGCTAAAAGACCATGGATAGGACTGAAGCGTTGAACTCTTTATACCAGGATACAGACGATCACAAGTATTGGATGCTGTAGTTCCCTCGTTAAAAGACGAGATTGACTTAGCGCCAAGCATAAGCAAGGCATCAGAGCAAATACGAATGTCGGTATCACCAGCAGCCATTTGTCACCTCAGATGTGTGAAAGGCCAGTCCCCGAATACTCAGTGACTGGCCTATTCGTTTGATACTGTGATTAATCAGTGTCAGTTGCAGTAACGGTCACACCATCAGTGATGTCAACAACTCCAGCAGAGTTGCTGTTCACGTAAGCTGTGGACATTACAGGAGTACCACCAGTGGCGCTGTAGCAGAAAATCAAGTCACCGACTTTTAACAACGATGCAACGCTGTTGAAATAGCCTGAAGCCCGAATTACTGATTGAGCATCAGTGCTGGAGTAAGTCCAAATAGCGGGTGCATTACCCGATTTAGACTGACCACCTACGGAATTAAATCCAGTTGCTGAGAAAGCCATGTTTATGCTCCTTATTCAGTGCAAGTGATTGCAACAATACCACCAGCATCGATAGCGGTAGCACCAGCACTGAACATCGAAGACACCAAATAAGAAGTTTTCTCAGGGATGTAATTGATTTCAGAACGGATTGCCATGCTTTCAGCCATGCCGACAGCCATTTTGTGGTAGGCGTACACAACACGAGTTGAACCTGAACCACCACCAGTTAAACCGCCTTCAGTGCGATCACCGATTGTGATGAAGTTAAAGCCCATGAAGCTAGTTATATCACCCTGCACCAAAGCCTTGACGCTGTTGAAGTCGCTGCTGGTAACAGCAGTTTCAGACAACAAGCTAGACAATTGTGAAGCATGAATCACGATGTAACGATCTTCTGCTGGTACGTTAGACGTATTAAGCAAACGAGCAGCTTCACGCAACTTAGCCATGTTCATGTTCGTGGCAGAACCACCAATGCTGGTAGCAACGGTCAAGCTGGTGCTTGAGTTAGCCAATGCATCAATGATCATCTGATCAGAACGGCGACCAATTGCCTTACCAACAACTTGAACGAGTTCTTGACGCTCATCAAAGTTTACTTTGGCTTGGTTAAAAATATCGCTGTATTCAGCAGCAATGTAGTCGGTTAGTGTGACTGTGGCCTGAGAGTAGGTCACATTCAAAGGAGTTACATCAGTCTGAGGGACTCGGACTTGTGCAACACCAGCACCAATTTTAGGGAACTTGTGGGTAGACGCAGTAACACCAGTGCGAAGACGGACAGAGTTACGCAAGACAGCATCAGCTTGATACGCTTGTTTAACTTCCGTATCGAACAGGGTTACAAAGGCGTTAGAAATGCTAACTGACATTTGTTTCTCCTAGAGAACGGTTGATAAAAAAATATCGCCGCTGGTTATCCAGAAGATTCTGGGCCGTGACTTGTACGTTACCCCCGCACCAGGGAGCAGACTACTGCTGTCATGGGCCTTTCGGTTGTCCACGGCTGCATTATAGTCATTATTTGCACTTGTCAAGTACTTTATTAAATATATTTAGGCATAGTTCCCCCAAGGGTGGTAGCCAATGCTTCCACTCCTACCCGAAGGGTCATGCTTTTAAGGGTAGTTATCCCCTAAAACAAACCATCCCAGTAAACCCATGAGGCAGCGATTCATCCAACACTAACTTGTCCCACCCATGTATTAGTGTTTACCCTAGTCCCTCGCTAACAGGCTAGTAGGGTTATCTTGGGGGTGTATCCAAGCCCTGTGTTTACTTCCACGCCACCCATGCAGGTGCTTACTATCGTATGGAGTACGGAAGTAATAGAAAGTAAAAAAGCCGCTTACTACTGCCCCCTGTAGGAACTACCCAAAGGTAGAAGAGGCATGAGTAAACGGCTTACGAAAGTTACTTCCTACGGCAACGACTTAATTATAGACAAAAAAAAGCCCCCACGCAAGTAGGGGCTAAGATCTACGGAGAAGTTAGCAACTGCAAGCTAACGCCTTAATCATACATCTTGTAAAAGAGCTTTTCAACCTTGTTGCGGAAAGCAGGATCTTTTTTGTATCTTGGATCTGCAACCATGGAGTCTAGTTCTTCCTTGGAGACAGAGCCTTCAGGGTCAGCTTTCAGGGTATCCAATGGAACTCTGCCCTCATAAGTCTCACGCAGCTTAGATAGGGCTTTAATCCCCCTTGCTGTGTCACCCCACTTGGTGAACTCAGTAAACTCATCGTCACTCCAAATGCCCTTGTTGACCATCCCACGACCCCAAGAAGCCATGTTGGAGATGATTGCTTTGGCATTAGGGCCAAGTGCTTCCAATTCCTGCTCCGTGGATTGTCTAACAGCATCTTGCTGCCCATTGGACATACTAGTTACTTCTTTGGCTAGGTCATCAAAGGCTTGCTGGGAGATGCCGTACTTCTGCGCCCATCCAGCATATGCTTTAACAACTGGGTCATCTTCTGACAAACCAGCAGCTTCTAGGTTGTACTTGCCATCTTCAGGAGGTTTGTGTGATCCTGAACGGAACTTCTTCTCTAGTTCCACATAAGACTTGCTGATGCCTTCTAAATCAGGCTCATCTTTCTCTTTGTTCCAAAACTTCTCAGGCCAAAAGTCTGGTCGCTCTAATGGGCCATCTTCAGCCTCTTGCCCCTGCAAATGGGGAATGCTCTGCTCTTGGCCCTCGGTTGTCTGTTCTGCTGGCGCTTCTTCTGCTGCGGCGGCTTCTAACAGGCCAGGGTTATCATTTGCTTCGCTCATTGGTTTTTCGCCTTTCTAATGCGGTTTTCAATATCACGGATCACACTGTTTTGTCCCTCACGAAACAAACCCAATGACTGATCCGCACCAGGTTGCCAACATGGATGTTCAAGATAGAACTCTCTCATCCATGCCAACACCATCTTTCCCTCATCAGTGGCAAACGCTCGTGCCATCTGTAGGTTTAAATCAACACCAGTTTGCTCTGGCTGGAATGTAGCTGTGGTTTCTAAGTCATCCCAACTCATGCTGGCATAGCTCCAGGGGCTGGTAACGCTGCCTGTTGAGGCTGCTGTATTTGTTGAGCCATCTGTGCCATCTGATCCATTTGGGCTTTACGCTCTTGTGCATTAGCACGGACACTAGCAGGTACGCCTAGCTTGTCAGCAATGTAGTCAATAACAGCACCTGGCTTGATAGCCAACTGAGCTTCAGGGCCAAGTCCTTGTGCAATCTGCATAAACTGCACAATGCTATTAATCTCATCCAAGTTCTGAGCCATTGCCAATGGGCTAACTGGGCTGACCTTAACTTCTAAACCATTGACACGCAACGGTAAGTTAATGATGCCATCGTCATCCATTACTTCAAGGATCTTTGTAACCAAGGGAATCATGGTTTCATTGATCAAACGACCAAAGGCAGATCCTAAGTTCTGCGCCAATTCCTTCATACGCTCTACAACTTCAGTAGCCGATCGTGCGCTCATGTTGTCAGGAGGCAAAGACTCGTCCAACAAAGTACGCTTGATTGACTGAACCAAGTCATTGATAACAATCTGACTGACATTAAAGTCACCAGCACGAGGCAAAGGCTTCAATGCCTCACCTTGTGGGCCACCGTTACGAGCAACAGGTATGATTGCACCAGGTGTAATCTTGATTGTTGCAGGGTTCAGTACGCCATCGTCAGCCGCTGTATATACACCAGTGATAGCCAATGATGCATTTTTAAGCAGCAACTCTTTGGTTTTATTGAGAGTCTTGATGTCAGGCAATGCTGTAAGAACAGGGCCACGACCATAGATCTCACCAGCTACTTTCATGTAGCGGCTTACAACCCATGGGCTAGACTTCATTTTGCGATAGACCAACTGGCTCTTGCTCTTTTCATCAATGACGTAGTAACCAAAGTCACCACGATCCATGTTGTAGACAGTAGCTTCAATCAGGTCAACATCTTCTGTAGGCTTATCTGAGATACGCTTTTGCAAGTCTTCAGGGATCTTGGCATCTTTCCATTGCATCTGAATGGACTCACCCTTAATCCGCATATTGCGATAGACGTTATCCACCTGACCATTAGCGCCTTCTTCAAAGCTGACTAGGTACTGTGGGACAGGGATAAAGTTAATTGGAGATACAGCATCTCCCTTTTGGACTAGCATTACAGCAGTACCAACAGCGAGATCTAACAAGAACTCACCCATGGCAATGTCAAAGTTTGACTGCTTCAGGACTGCAAATAGCTTGTCGTTGTACAGATCCAATGCTCGCTGTGCTTCCCCACGGCGCTCCATAGGAATATCAGTACCTGGCTCTAGGCGACACCACTTGCGCTGTGGAGGAAAGATACCTGACTGAAGACGGTTTGCAAAACGCTGGGTAGAGTTAATGGCAGTAGAGTCAAAGACTCGTGACATCTTCTTTGCACCACCAACACGCCCTTCATATTCACCGCCATACAGATTACGCTGTGGCAAAGCAAACTCCATAGCATCTTCATAAATGCTACGGAAGTCTTCCTTCTTGTTCTTGGCGATCTTGTGTCTTTGTAAGATCTGTTCGACACTCATTTTTGCCATATCAATCCTTCTTATTTGCTTGGTATCTTTTCAAAATAGCCCTGCCTTTTGCTGCTAATCTTGCAGCAGCAGCTTCTGTGCGAGGCACTGGCTCACCCCATGCATTTGCAGAAAGCGCCAATCTTGTTGGCTTGCCTTTTTCATCAACAAGAGGGCCACTTGGATTGGTAAAAAATCTAGTTAAAAAAGATCCTTTGCGTCTAGCATCTTGTCCTTTTGGATTAGATGCCTTAACACCAGGCTTTAAGTCTTTGCTTTCGCCAGAGTTTTCAAACTTGCGTCTGCCAGCCTCTGTTAGACCGCCTTTAGGATCTTTGTACTTGCTCATTTTTTTCTAGCCGCTGCCATGTTGTCAACGAGGTTTGGGTATGGGCGACCCGCCTTCTTTGCCTTTTCTTTAGCTGATTGTTTCTCACTAGAAGAAAGAGGCTTTGGCTCACCTAGACTTTTTGGTCTAGCTTTTTCCCATATTTTTTTATTAAGGCTTTTCATTCGTACCATTCAATTTGTAAAGATGCGGCGTGTGCCACTCCATTTACATCTTCTTCTTCATGGCGTTTGTTGCTGTGCGTTGACCACGCATTGGCATGGGCTTAGAGGCTTGGCTTTTTTCTGTGGCCTTCTCCTTATACTCACGCATTGTCTTGGCAACTTTAGATTGCATTTTGGATTTCATGTCGGTAGCCATTAAGCACCTCCACCAAGTTTGCTGTTGGAGCCAAGTCCAGTTTCTTCGCCTGACAAAAGCATACGCAAACCACCGCCACGCCTTGCACGAGTAGATGCTTGCGCTCGTTGCGCTAATTCAGTTTGTTGTCTAGCTTGTGCAGCTTCTTGCCTTTCAACAACTGCTTCTTGAGAAGCTTGTGGAGAAGCTTGTTGAACTGCTTGGACTACTGGATCTTTTATACCCAATATCTGTTTTACAAACCCACCCATGATTAACTCCTTGACATCATAAAAAAATCTGATTGATCGGGGCCGTAACGCTTCATCATTCCATCAATTTCAAAACCGATGAATAAAGCCCAGCGCACGGCTCTAAGGTCAGCACATCTTACTGTAATTTGCAATCTGTGCAAGTTTTCTGCTATCACCGTGTAATCACGATAGGCAATAGCTGCACGAGTAAAGTAGTTTTTGTGTTCTCGGAGGCGTTCTTCGCAGATCATCCACATTTCTCCGACCCCCTGCCATATCTTTACAGTGCCAAAGACAGCAACTGGCTTGCCATTAAGTAGCGCCGTGATAGCATGACCGTATTGGGCTTGCGCTTCTAGCATACTGTCCAGAGGCATGATCTTGGAAGTAGTGCTGTACTCTGAATCCTTCAAGTCCATGGTCATTACATGACCACTGTTGAAAGGCAGCCATGTAAATTGTGGACTTTTTGGCAGTGCCGCTACTATTTCAGGAAAAGACATCGAAATCTGAATTGGTCATGGTGCTTGCAACAAAAGGCAACCCACTTGGCTTCTGTGATCCCCTAGTTAACTGGCGATATTCACCGCCACCGCACATTAAATAGCCAAAAGCATCCCCAACGTGGGAGTGTTCGTTCTTATTTGGGCTATCTTTGAACCGTTCTTGCCCTGCGCCAACAGCAATAG